CTGAAGAGAAAGTGTATGACAAGTATTTCTTTGCACTGAGCAAGGATGAGCAGAAGAAGATGCGTGATGCTGGATGCGGGCCGTATCGTGAGATGGCGCTACCTCGTCACTCATTCCCGGTGTACGAGAACAGTGCAGACTTTGGTTCACACGATCCACGCAAAGAAGTAGATAAGATTACTGAAGAGACTTGGGTGACAGGTGAGCGAGTGTCCGAGATTATACGCGACGTGCTGGCTATGCTTGGCTCATCGACTGATGACGCGGTTGTCCACCACTGGGAGTTAGTTAAGATTGTATTGCAGATGCCTGACTGCCTGACGGAGAATGAATTAGCCAATCAGATGGGACTGACCAAGCAGGCAATATCAGTGCGCGCTAAAAAGATTTTGCATCGTGCATCGCTCGTTAGCCCAGGCATTCTCTCGCGTGTGCGGATGAGGCCGATGCCAAAGGATAGAAACGCTCCCAAGCCGTTGAAAGAGAAGGCTAAGACCCCACTAAGGAATCTCTTTGGAAGCCCAAAACTTAGGCGTGGCTTGACCACCACGGGGAAAAAATGCAAATAATTTTTTGAAATTCAACCCTAAACTTTTATAAAACAATGAGCAACATCAAAGAAATAAAAATGATAAAAACCGATGCGTTAATTCCCTATGCGAGGAATGCGCGAACTCATAGCAGTGAACAGGTTATGCAGATTGCTGCAAGCATAAAAGAATTTGGTTTTAACAATCCGATTTTAATACGCGAGGACTTTAGCGTGATAGCTGGACACGGTCGATTGGCTGCTGCGATTAAACTTGGGATTGAGGAGGTTCCGACGATCTGCCTTTCGCACCTAACGCCGACTCAGGTCAAAGCTTATATCCTGGCCGATAACAAGTTGGCGATGAATGCTGGATGGGACGAAGAGATGCTTGCGTTGGAAATTCAGGAATTGGATTTGGAAGGATTTGATGTTTCATTGGCTGGTTTTGATGCAAAAGAAATTGAAGATTTAATAAATAGAACAGAAGAAAATCTTGGTGATGAAAATGAAATTCCAAAAGAAGATGTTCAAGTTTTTTCAAAACAAGGAGAAATATGGTTGTTGGGAAATCACAGATTGATGTGTGGAAGTTCAACAAATTCTCCAGATGTTGCATTATTAATGAATGGAAAAAAAGCAAAAGTTTGCTTAACTGATCCTCCTTATGGATTAAAAGGTCACGAATCTGCAAAAAACAATTACGACATTTTTAATGATACAAAAGAAAATGTTGAGCAAATTGCAAAAGTTTGGCTTCCGCTTGCAATGGAATTTTCTGAATGTGTTGTTTTTAGTTCTGGTGTGACAAGGCAATGGATTTACCCAGAACCAAATTGGGTTATGTGCTGGTTTTATGGTGCAGGTCAAGCACGCTCGTCTTGGGGTTTTAATTGTTGGCAACCTTTGCTTTGTTATGGAAAAGACCCATCATTGAAATATGGACACGGATGCAGACCTGATTCTGTAAATATGAATTGCCCATCAAATAGTTCTGAATTGGATCATCCTTGTCCAAAACCTGTTAATGTTTGGATTTGGTTTATTGAAAGACTTTCATTTGAAATAAAAGATTTATTTTTTGAACCTTTTTCTGGAAGTGGAACAACAATAATTGCTTGCGAAAAAACAAACAGAGTATGCTATGCAATGGAATTATCTCCAAAGTATGTGGACATTGCAATAAAACGCTGGCAGGACTTTACAGGCAAGGTTGCAACCCTTGAATCTGACGGATCTGCATTTCCAATTCCACCAAAACCAACCCAACCAAAATGAAACAAATAACTCGCCAGAAACAAATCGCAAAAAATCTGAATCACAATCTCTGGAAGAACGGGAGGCTATGGTGGATGCATTACACGGTTCACTTGCCTGATTACACATCTAAGAGGATTAAGTATTCCCTCGGCACGGATGATTTAATCCAGGCACGAATGCTTCGCGACATGACTTTACACGACTTGAATTTGAAATCCTTACATGCCTGTTAAGCAATCAGACCTTGCCGAGCGTTGGGAATTGTCGCCGGGTCGCATCTCGCAACTTGTAACCGATGGGATGCCCCTCGACTCATTTGAAGCTGCCGAAAAATGGAGAGCAGAACGTCATGCTGAATCTGGTATCGCACCGTCTAATTTTAGAATGGAGGGCTCACCAAATATTGAAGAACCACCCATTGAGCAAAAGTCTGCAAGTTCGTCGTCGGTATTAGAAACATTCGACTCAATCGTCGAGCGTCAACGGTTTCTGGTTCAAGTCTCACGCAATGAATACATCAAGGCGGTAAAGGCTGGATCACCACAGCAGTCAAAGCTCTATGCGTCGTACGACAAAACTGTAAACACTTTAACAAAATTAAAGGCTGAATCCGACAGGCTTGCGGTAATGAATGGAGAGTATATACGTTCGACTGATGCCGGCGATGCCATGCGAACTTTTGCAAGTGAAGTATTAAATCGATTAGATAAACTTGCACTTGAAGTTGCGGAACAATGCAACCCTGAGAATCCGCCACGGGCCGTAAAAGTTTTGAACGCATGGACTGTTAAAGTAAGAAAAGAATTATCGAGACATGAATAAATCCGAGTTGATTGACATCGGTCGGTATGTTTTGCGTCCGTCGTACTCTGGAGATATAATTGAATGGTTAGAGAAGAACGTCGAGGCCATCCCTGACTCGCCTATTCCCGGACCTTTCCGATCAGACCGCACACCGTGGATTGCTGAGGCGTTGCGTATCGCAGCTGACCCTGAGACGCGGATGCTTTCAATCCTTGCCTCAATTCAATCTGGTAAGTCTTTGATTGCCCGTTTGTTTACTTGTTACGTAATTGCAAATGACCCAGGACCCACGATGGTCATGCAAGCCAACGATTTGGAAGCGAAAGATTTTGCAATAAGATATTTAAGACCGATATGGAATAATTGTAAACCTGTAAAAGAAAGATTTAAGTCTGACGATATGGAGAGAAGCATCGTCGCCGACTTTGACCGCATGACCGTTTATTGTCGCGGTATTTGGAACGAGGCAAATCTTCAACGCCTGTCTTTACGCTACACAATCGCAGACGAATGCTGGCTCGCACCAAACGGACACTTAGCGGAACTCTCAGCGCGTGTCACTGCTTTCGGTTGGCTCGGTAAAAGAATCTTTATGTCGCAGGGCGGGAACGCTGGTAGCGAATTTCATAGCCTGCACGAAGGAACTGACTGCCGAGATTGGAACTTCAAATGTCCTCACTGCTCATTCTTGCAACCGTGGGTCTGGGAGCAAATTCGTTTTCCAGAGGAAGCCAAAGCAACGGGATCGTGGGACTTAAAATTAGTTTCTGAAGGTACGACTTACGAATGCGTTCACTGCTCTAAAAAATTAGTGGATAATAATGCGGTGCGATTAGAGGCGAATGCCGGTGGACAGTTTGTAGCTACAAAAACGGCTTCGACAAAAGGACATATCGGCCTGCATTGGAACTCGCTTGCAACGATGTCGTGGGGTGAACTCGGTGTCTTAATGCTCAAGGCAAAAGAAGCCAGCGACACTTACGGAGACGAAGAACCTCGTCGTATCTGGAAGCAGAAGCGCCTCGCATTAGCATGGAGCGAAGAAGGTGGCACAATGATTACAACGCCCGAAGCCGGTGAATATAAACTCGACGACGACTGGGCAGGCGAAGCAGTAATTAACGCACGGGGGAAAGTAATGGATCGAGAGGACGAAGGCGCTAAATGTGCAATCGCTTTCCGCACGATGGGCATCGACGTTCAACGCGGACACTTCTGGGTGGTCGTTCGACGATGGGGAAAGATGGGACACTCTCGGCTTAAGGCGTTTGCAAAGATTGACACTTGGCAGGGCTTAGAAGAATTTGCGAAACTCCACGGCGTGCATAAGGCGATGGTGTTCGTCGACTCGGGTGACAACACTCAGGAGGTCTACCGAGAATCTACCAAGCGAGGCTGGAAGTGTGCGCGCGGTTCGGGAAACGACGACTTCGCCAGCACCGATAAGAACGGTGTCACCGTCCGCAGATTCTACTCGCAGAAGCAACGTATCCTTGTCCCTGGCTTACAGAACCGTTGCGAGCTTGTAGTCTGGTCTAACCTAGCCGGGAAAGATTTACTCCACGGCCTGCGATCACGTCGCCTGCACACTTACGCCCTCGACGCTACGCCTGACTACATCGAGCAGTTAAACTCGGAGGTTCGGGTAAAGGACAAGCGGACGGGTAAGCCTATGTGGATTATGCCTCAGGGTAAAAAGGATAACCACGCATGGGACTGCGAATTACTAAGCCTGCTCGCAGCTGTGCGGTGGGGTATTGTGGGTCGAGATTCAACAGAAACAAATTTGACAACCGATGAAGCACCAGCAAACTAATCACTGCGGGTTACTTAGCCACTTGTTATTGTCGTTGTTGGGACATCGTCATAGGGGCTGGTGGCTAGGTAATCCGTTCAATTTGACAAAATACGCAAATTAAATGGCTTCTGGCATATTCATAGGATTGAACGAGGACGAA